ATTCCAAACTCCTGGAAATTTAAATAATTATACATTATCAGAAAATGCAGGAATAACCTCAATTTCTTTCGTTGGTTCTGAAAGGAATATAACTTCTGATGTTGGTATTAGCAATTTCCCTAAGGGTGGAATAATTGTTTCTGTTGGATCAAAAGCAGGACTTGGTTATCAACCTTTGATATGTGCAGGAGGAACTGCAGTAGTCACTACTGCAGGAATTATTACATCAGTATCTATTGGTAACAGTGGATCTGGATATAGATCTGGAATTCAGACGAGTGTATCTGTTGGTGTGAGACTACCGAATATAATCAACTCAATAATAACTTCGATTGGGATAGCAACTGTTTCAGATGGACATGTTATTGGAGTAGCAGTAACAAATTCTCAAGTTTTCTATGCTCCAAGAGATATATCAAATGTTAACTATAGTTCAGTAACTGGATTGACTACCGTTACAACATCAACTACTCATGGATTGTCGATTGGTGAAGAAATTATTGTTTCTGGAATTGCATTTACATGCAATTATACTGGTTCTGGTCCAGTCGGCGTTTCAACTGCAATTTATGATAACGTAACTGGTATTATGACAGTTACAACGTCTGCTGCACATAATCTGTCTACTACGGGACAAAAGAGTGATGTTATTCTTACTGGATTGGCATTTACATGTGGTTTAGATGGTGGATCTTCTACTCACGTTTATCCAAGAACAACTGATCCTGCATATTGTGGTTCTAAAGTAACTGCAGTTAATAGTTCAACCCAATTTGTGACAAACGTTGGAGTTTCTACTGTTCCAACATTCTATCAAAGCGGTGGAGTGGCACAACCTGCTATTATTGCTCCAAGAGTTAATAACAACTCAGCTAGTGGTCATGATCCAGCAGTAGATGGATCTAATGTTTTAAGAGTTATTGATTCTACATCTTTTGAAATAAACACAGGAATTTCTACTAGAGAACACTTCTATGCAAGATGTGGAAAAGTCAATAAACCACTTGAAATTGTAATTGATGATCCTCTCTCATATTCAGGAATCGCTCTAACTCACACCTCTGGTTCATCTGGAATAGGAAGTGCTGCAACTATTGACATTGTTGTTGGACAAGGATCTAGTGTAATTGATTTTGAAATAAGAAATACTGGGTATGGATATGGTAACGGTGATATATTAACAATACCTGTTGGGGGATCTACAGGAATTCCAACATCGTCTTCTTTTGTATCATCAAATCAATTTGAATTAACCATTCAAAAAGTTATTAATGATGAATTTACTGGTTGGTCTTTAGGTGTTATAGAAACTCTTGATGATGTATCAAGTTATATTGATGGAACTAGAATCGACTTCCCATTATTAAGATCTGGAATTCCGATATCTATTCTTAAGGGTAAAGGTTCTAAGATTGAACTTGATCAATTACTTCTAATTTTTGTTAATGGAATACTTCAAGTTCCGGGATCATCTTATACTTTTGATGGTGGAACTCAAATAAGATTTACGGAACCTTTAAAGATTGGTGATACACTCAAAATTAACTTCTATAAAGGAAGTGGTGATGGTTTGGATATTATTGATAGGGAAATTATTGAAACAATAAAATATGGAGACACTGTTGAGTTAAATTATGATCCAGATAGAAATCAAGAATCATATTTACAAGAGAATCCTAGAACAATAAGCACTATTTCAAGTGTTAACTCTTCTACAACTCTTCCATATTTTGGACCAGGAACAACTAGAGATACTACTCTAGAAAGACCTATTACTTGGTGTAGACAAACTGAAGATAAGATTATCCACGGTCAAGAAGTTGGTAAGGATAGAGAAATCTACGAACCAGTTATTAATCCAATAGCAAATATTATTAACTCCGTTGGTATTGGGTCAACAGTAATATATGTTGATAGACTAAGACCTTTATTTGATCTCAATAACGAGAATGCAGATTCTAATGCTAGATCAGCATATAGAAAGCAAATCACATTGCTGTCCTCTGAGACTACTGTAGGTGCTTCTGCAACTGCTGTTGTTTCAACTGGTGGTACGATTGCTTCAATTACTATAAACAACGGTGGAGTCGGTTATTCAACAGCACCTGATGTTAGTGTTGGTATAGGGTCTACCACAACAACAGCAACATCAACAATCACTAATGGAATTGTTACTGGAGTTACTATTACTAATCCTGGTGCTGGATACACTCAAACCAACCCACCATTAGTTCTTATTGGTCCTCCAATAAAACAAACCGAAACTTGTAGTGTATTAAATTCTCAATATTTTGGAGATTCTGGAATAATTGTTGGTCTTGGAACAACATCTGTTGGAGTTGGTTCAACAGGAATGATGTTCCATCTCCATATTCCTTTCAATTCTAATATGAGGAATACTGATTTAGTCGGAACTGCAGTAACTATAAGTGGAATATCTATAGGAGATTACTTTATCGTAAGAAATTCAAACTTAGGAACGGCATCAACAAGTATAACATCTTTAGGGAATGACAATTCTACAGTGATTGGAATTGGATCAGAATTTATTGATAATGTATACGTTGCTAATTCTGTCGGATTAACGACTCAAACTGTTGCTGGTATTAGTACAACAGTTGTCAAAGTAAGTGTCAATACTAATATTAATCCTAGTGGAATTTCTGGATTATCAGCTGCAGAATTCCTTGGTGAATATTCTTGGGGTAAGGTTATTTTAACTGAAAGAACTAAAGAACTTTCTTATCCAGCAAACACTTTGTCTGGAATTGGAACAAATGAATCAACTGGAATATCAACCTCTTCCAAACTTTATAGAACTAAGTATATAAGGTTTAAAAAATTCACATGATTATCTGTAATAAATAATAAAAAAAAAGTCTGTCAAAATGGCTGCCATTATAACTGATCAAGTTAGAATATTAAACGCAAAGAATTTTGTTGCAGGAATTGCAAATCAAAGTAATTCCTATTATTCTTTTGTTGGTCTTCCAAATCCAACTGATTATTCTGCTACCTGGAATGATTCACCACCCTCACCAAAAGATAATTTTGATCAGGAGAATGATTATTGGGACTCAATGATCGCTCTTAAAAGAATTAATGCTGCTGATGTCAGGCAAGTTATTCCCAAAAGAATTTGGTCTTCAGGAACTTCTTATGACATGTATCGCCATGACTATAGTAGAACCAACACTGCATCTGTTTCTGGATCAACTAATTTATATAACTCAAATTTTTATGTTTTAAATAGTGATTATAGAGTTTACATTTGCCTTCAAAATGGAACCAATCCAGAGAATACACTTGGCAGACCTTCTTTAGATGAACCAACATTTGTTGATTTAGAACCAAAATCAGCTGGAACTAGTGGTGATGGGTATGTTTGGAAATATCTATACACTATTAAACCAGCAGACATTGTTAAATTTGACTCCACACAATTTTTACCAGTTCCTAACAATTGGAGCACTAGTAATGATACTTCTTTAGTTAGAGAAAATGCGGTAGATGGATCTATTAAAATTGCAACAATAAAAAATCGTGGAGTTGGATTAGGAACGGCAAATAGTACATATACCAGAGTTCCTATTCAAGGAGATGGATCTGGTGCAGAATGCACTATTACTATTGATGGTGATTCAAAGGTTGATACTATTAACGTATCTTCTCAGGGATCTGGATATACCTTTGGAACAGTTAATTTTGAAGCTGGTGGAGTTCCAGTTGGAACAACTAGACCAAATTTTGATGTTATTATGACTCCACAAGGTGGGCATGGTGCAGACATTTATAGGGAACTTGGTGCATATAGTGTACTGCTATATTCTAGAATTGAGAATGATAATGAAAATCCAGACTTTATAACTGGTAACCAATTTTCAAGAATTGGAATTATAGAAAATCCAAATTCTCCAGCAGGAGGATCTCTTTTAACTATTGACAAGGCAAGTGCAGTAACGGCATTAAAACTTACCGGAGTTGGTTACGATTCAGCAACTTTCACTGCGGATTCTCTTGTCACACAAACAGTAGGTACTGGACAGACTGCTGTGGGTAAAGTTGTTAATTATGACTCAAATACTGGAGTTTTAAAACTGTGGCAGGATCGATCTGTTGCAGGATTTACAACAACAGGAATTGGTCAAACAAATCCAACATATGGATATTCTCTTAATGACTATACAGGAACTCCATCTGGAGATGGAAATCTTACAATTACTCCAAGCGTGGGGTTGCAATTAACTATTGACAACACTTTTAGTGATAATAAAACCACGATAAATAATCGTACATATTATCTTGGAATGGATTTTAGTAGCGGTGTTGCTTCTCCTGAAGTAAAACAACATTCTGGAAACATTATATACGTAGATAATAGACCATCTATAACAAGATCGTCAAATCAAAAAGAAGACATAAAAGTTATCTTGCAGTTCTAAAGAATTATGCCACAACAAACGAACCTCAATGTAGCTCCCTACTTTGACGATTTTGATCCTACAAATGATTATCAAAAAGTACTTTTTAAACCTGGATATCCTGTTCAGGCAAGAGAACTAAGTACTCTACAGTCAATTCTACAGAATCAAGTAGAAAAATTTGGACAACACTTCTTTAGAGAAGGTGCAAAAGTAATTCCTGGTAATATTGGATATTCTCAACTATATTACGCGGTTCAATTAGCAAATAATTTTCAAGGTGTTCCTGTTGAGGCATATGTAGATCAATTAGTTGGAGCAACAATTACTGGACAGACTTCTGGAGTAACTGCAGTTGTTGATAATATTTTATCATCTCAAGATTCTGAAAGAGGTTCTGTAACTCTTTATGTTTCATATTCAGGATCATCTAGATTAGATAACACCACTCAAACTTTTTCTGATGGAGAATCTTTAGCATGTAATCAGACTATTAGTTCTAGATTACTTGGAAATGCTACTATTTCTTCAGGAACACCTTTTGCAAATACTATATCCAATAATGCATCTTCAACTGGATCAGTATTTCAAATTGAAGAAGGGGTGTATTTTATACGTGGATACTTTGTAAATGTAAGTAAAGAATCGTTAATACTAGATCAATATACAAATAAACCCAGCTACAGAGTAGGATTATTTGTATCTGAGGAGATTATAAACACAAATTCAGATGAATCCCTTAATGATAATTCTCAAGGATTTAATAATTATGGAGCTCCTGGAGCAGATAGACTAAAAATTTCAGTAAGTCTATTTAAAAAATCTATTGATGATTTTAATGATGATAATTTTATAGAATTAGCAACGATTGAAAATGGAAATATAAAAACCTCAGTAACTAGGAGAGCTAATAATTCCAAAGGAAATGGCGCAGTTTTTCATGATGATTTAACTGATGTTTTAGCGAGAAGAACTTTTGATGAGAGCGGTCATTATATTGTAAAACCGTTCAATGTTTCTATTCTAAATTCATTAAACAATAATTTAGGAAATCAGGGTTTATATGAACCCGGTCAGTTTACTGCAGGGGGAACTGCTGCTAATGCAGATTTGGCTGTATGTAGAATTTCTCCAGGAAAAGCATATGTAAAAGGATATGAAATTGAAACAACTAGTAATACTATTATTGATATACCAAAACCAAGAACTACTAGAACTGTAGAAAATCAATTTTTTAATTATAATACGGGACCAACTCTGAAATTAAACAGTGTTTATAGATCTCCAACTGTAGGAGTGGGAAATACTTTTATATTGAGTTTGAGGGATGAAAGAGTTGGTGTAAATTCAGAAGCAGCACCTGGAAAAGAAATTGGTTTTGCTAGAGTATTTGACTTTAGATTAGAATCTGGGTCTTATAATTCAGCATTACCGAATGATAATGAGTGGGGAATGTCAATGTATGACATACAACCCTTCACTGAAATTGAAGTTAATCAAGAATTAAATCTAACAATTCCTTCATATGTTGAAGGTAGTAATAGTGGAGCTACTGCATTTTTAAGAAGTCCTGTTGTAGTAGGAACATCTTTGACTGTTTATGATAAAAAGGGAGAATTTGCCAAAAATGAAACTCTAATTTTTAGAAGTGGAATTTCTACACAATCAACTACGATTAATAGAGTAGCAAAGACCATAACATCATATGGTATTTCAAACGTAAAATCAGTATATTCAAATACTGGAATTGGTGATGGACCTAATGGTAATAATGTAGTTGGAGTCAATACCTTTAGTGCTAATGTGGTGCAGACATCTTCTGCCACTATAGGTGTTGCATCAGTTACTCAATTATCTAGTGGAATTAGCACAGTAACTAGTTCCAATAAATTATTTCCTGGAAATATAAAAGTAAATAGTTTACTTCAGTATTCTGATATTTCGATATCTAATGATCCAATTACTGCCAAAGTAGTATCTATAGGATCATCTCATATCACGGTGACTGGAGTTACTACTGTAACTGGAGTTGTTAGTGGTAGTCTTCCAGCATCAAATTTTGTAGCATCAGATCTAGAACTACTTACAACACAATTAGATTCTTCTTCTGATAATACATTATTTACAGAATTGCCAAAAACAAATATCGCTGCAGTTAATTTAACTGATGCTGAAATAACCATAAGAAAAACTTTTACTGTTACTATTGCGGATAATCAATTAAATTCTACAAGTCTTATAACTACAACCCTACCAGAAGGTGAAATTTATTTATCATATTCTGACGAAAGATATACTCTTATTAGATCAGATGGAGTCACTGAATCTTTGTCTGCAGATAAATTCCAATTCTCATCTAATCTCAGAGAAGTTCAAATTAGAAATTTAGGAACTAATAATATAGGAGCGAAACTTATTGTTACGGTTAAAAAATCAAATATAAAATCTAAGAAAAAAATTAAAAATAGAGTTAAAACTTTAGTAGTCGATAAATCCATAAATCCAGCATCTGGAATTGGATCAACAACTCTTAATGATGGATTATCTTATGGTGATTATCCATTTGGCACTAGAGTTCAAGATAATGTAATTTCTTTAAACACTCCAGATATTATTCGAATTCATGGAATATATGAAACATCAGATGTATCTTTAACTGATGCAAACTTTGGATCTCCTGAGATGACTTTAGCTCAACTCAATGGACCAACTGCTACTACAGGTGACATGATTATTGGTGAATTGTTAGTTGGTCAATCAAGTGGAGCAGTTGCAGTATTTGGTGAAGTTAAAAATTCCAGTGATTTAAGATATCTTCCTAAAAATAATTTTAAATTTATTGAAGGGGAAGTTGTAGTTTTCCAAGAATCTTTAATAGAAGGAATAATTGGCGCTTTAAATACAACATCATTTAATATCGCATCAAATTATACCTTTGCTTCTGGTCAGAGAAAAACAACGTATAATCATGGATCTTTGACAAGAAAATCCGATTCAAATTCACCAAAGAATAAGATAAAAATTTATTATAAGAGTGCATCTTTTGATTCTTCTGATGATGGAGATATTGTCACTGTCGAATCATATAATGACTTTAATTATTCAACTGAAGTTAAAACATTTAATGGTGCATTAAATACTGATCTTATAGATTTAAGACCAAGAGTTAGTGATTATACTACAACACCTTCTTCTAGATCTCCTTTAGAATTTCTTGGTAGATCATTTGATGGTTTAGGAAATTCTGTTCCTAGTATTCTAGCATCTAATGAAACTATTTTCTTAGATTATTCATATTATCAAGGAAGAATTGATAGATTGTTTTTACATAAAGATGGAAAATTCCAATTAAAATTTGGAGTTCCTTCGGACGATCCAACAAGATCTAAACCAGAAATTATTGAGAATGCTATTGAAATTGCAGAAATACGTTATCCTCCTTATCTTCATAATACAGAGCAGGTATCTATAAAGTTCCTGAAGTACAAGAGATTCCAGATGAAGGATATTAAGCGATTGGAAGATCGCATAAAAAAATTAGAGTATTATACACAACTTTCTTTACTTGAAACAAATACAGCAAATCAATTTATTAGTGATGCTAATGGTCTCAACAGATTTAAATCTGGATTCTTTGTTGACAATTTTGCATCTATTAAAACTCAAGATGTAACAGTTGGTCAACATAATAGTATCGATCAAATCGGTCAAGTACTTAGACCAAAACATATTACAAATGAACTTGATTTACAAACTGGACCAGTTGTTGATGTTAATACCAACGAAGATAAGAGCACTTCTGCAATAGAAGGTGTTAATATTAGAAAGCAAAGTGACGTTATTAGTTTAGAATATAGTGAAATTGAATGGATAAATCAACCTTTTGCAACTAGAACTGAAAGTGTAACACCTTTCCTTATTAGTTTTTGGCAGGGAAATATAAAATTAACACCATCTTCTGATAATTGGGTCACCCCAAATAAAATGAAATCCAAAACAATTGATTCTATTGGAAACTATGCTCAGGTTATGTCTGAGGCAGAAGCGAAGCATGGAGTTGATCCAGAAACTGGTTTTGCTTCAGAAATATGGAATTCTTGGGAAACTAACTGGTCTGGAACTACTACATCTACGGAAAATACAATAGATGGTCCAGATTCAGTAACAACTGGTGAAACCTACGGCAAGGGTGGATGGATTAATGGTGGTAGTGGTGTTGCATCATGGGTTCAAGATACTACCACTCAAACGACTGAGCAAGATGTTATTGAAACTGTTGAAAGTGGAGAGAAGAGCCGTGATGGAACACAATATCAGGTTGTTGAAACTTTTGAAACAATAGATCTTGGATCAAAAGTTATAAGTACAGAGATTATTTCTACTGTTAGATCTAGAAATGTTCAATTTTCTTCTACTAACCTAAAACCAAGCACACAGATCTATGCATTTTTTGATGGAAAAGATGTTACGAAGTTTTGTGTTCCAAAACTGATTGAGATTACCATGAAATCTGGAACATTCGAGGTTGGAGAATCTGTAGAGGGTAGGGTACTTTCTGTTGGATTAAGTGAGGAAGGAAAAAATACTGATCCTCAGATTGATTTTAGAGTAGCACAATCAAATCATAGAAAAGGTGATTACAATTCACCTACAGAAGTTTATCCAGATAATCCCTATGTAAGTGGTGGTACAATTCCAGAATTGTATTCATCAACTTCCACAACTTTAAATGTAGATACTTACTCTCTTTCAAATCAACCACAAGGAGATTTCTTTGGTCGTATTCAAACTGGGATGATTCTAACCGGACAAACTAGTGGTGCAGAAGCAGAGGTAGGAGAAGTTAGATTGATTAGCGACTCATCTTCTGCTTTAATTGGAAGTCTATTTATTCCAGATCCTAGTAATGGAGACAATCCTAATTTTGATACTGGAACTAATATATTCACATTGACAAATGATCCAGAAAATGATCAAAATGCTGCAACAACAATTGGTGAGCAAGCATATACAACCTCAGGTATTATAGAAACAATTCAGGATCAAATTCTATCAATTAGAAATGCACGCATTGAGAATAGACCAATATTTGCTGACAACGAAGCCGTTTCTAGAGTTTTAGATACTGAGATTGTTGATACAAGACTCACTGGTATCCCAGTTACAACTGAGAATATCGTTGGATATTATGATCCTCTAGCACAATCGTTCCTAGTTGATCCATATATCGATCCTGAAGGAGTGTTTGTAACAAAATGCGATATTTTCTTCCGTACAAAAGATGATGAAAACACTGGTGTTAAGATTCAGATTAGAACAATGAAGGATGGTTACCCAACTCCTAGTTTTTTCGCTGAATCTGAAATTACATTAACTCCAGATAATGTTAACACATCAACAGATGGATCTGTTGCAACTACATTTCAATTTGATTATCCAGTTTATCTTGAATCTGGAAAAGAATATGCAATTTGCTTAGTATCACAATCAAAGAAATATAGTGTTTATATTTCGAGAGTTGGTGAAAATGATACTCTTACAGATACATATATTTCTGATCAACCTCATCTTGGATCTCTGTTTAAATCTCAAAATGCTTCTACATGGGAAGCAAGTCAATGGGAGGATCTCAAGTACATTCTCTATAGAGCAGATTTTGTAGAATCTGGAACTGTCGATCTATACAATCCAGAACTTTCAGAAGGTAATAAGCAAATCGCTAATTTGATGGAAAATCCATTAAATATTTCTTCTAAAGAAATTCGTGTGGGACTTGGAACAACAGTAGCAGATAATCGTTATGTTATGGGTAATACCTTCTCCCAAGTTAATAATACTGCAACTGGAGATCTTGTTGGAGTTGCTGCAAGTGCCACAGGAACTATGACGATTACAAATCCTGGAATAGGTTATACTCCTGCAGGTGGATTTGCATCTTTCCCTGGTGTCAATTTAGTTACAATTTCTGGATCAGGATCTGGTGCAGTTGCTGATGTTTCTATTCAAAATGGTGTTGCTATAGCAGCGACAATTAGTGGAAATGGTGGAGATGGTTATCAAGTTGGTGATGTAGTTTCAATTAATACTATCGGTGCTGCTAGTGTTGGAAGAAATTCTAGATTTACTTTAACCTCTATAGGTGCTACTTCACAATTGATACTTAATAATGTTCAAGGAGATTTTGTAACTGGTGCTGCAGGAACATTAACTTTCTTTGATAGTACTGGTGCTCTTAGAGAATTGAATAGTGGAACATTTAACGGAACTGCTTTCGGTGGAGATGTCACTATTAACGCATCAACAACAGTATCTGATGGACTGCACATTAAAGTTAATCACGTAAATCATGGAATGAATTTTGATGATAACTTTGTTAGAATTGTAGGAATCCTTCCAGATATTAAACCAACAAAACTGACGGCAGAATATACCAAATCTTCCACAGATCCGATTTCAGTATCAAGTGGAACAGGAGATATATTCAACACGTTTGAAAATGTTTCTGTAGGGTCAACTAATACTGGATTAATTCTGATTGGAGAGGAGGTTATAGAATATACTTCCACAACAGCATCATCAATTGGTGGTAATATTTCTAGAGGAACAACTCCCAAAACTTATGCCAGCGGTACTCCTGTTTATAAGTATGAATTGAGTGGAGTAAGTCTTGCAAGACTTAATAAAACACATGATCTAAATGATGTAACTGTTGCAGATCCAATAAATCTGGATTCATATCATATTAAACTTGATATGTCACAGAAGTATGGAACATCAGGTCAATCTGCTAATGCGGATAGATCGTCTTCAGCAGCAGGATTTCCCAAACTATTCATAGGTGCGTCTGATTCTACTGGTGGAAAAAATGTAAAGGCCACTAAGAATATTCCTTTCGAAATTATTAAACCATCTATCCACTCTATGACACCTGAAGGGACTACAGTTACTGGTCAAATAAGAACTACCACATCACAAAGTATTAGTGGTAGTGAAATTCCTTATATTAATTTTGGATTTGAAAATGTTACATTGAATGAAAATAATTATCTAGATTCTTCAAGAGCGATTTTCTCAAAAGTGAATGAGGATCGTAAATTAAATTCCGTTGAGGGTAATAAGTCTTTCCAAATGAGACTTTCCCTTGGTACGGCAAATTCAAAAGTAAGTCCTCAAATTGATCTTGAAAGAGCCGTCATTTATGCAATATCCAATAGAGTTAATAGTAAAATTTTAAATTATGCTGAGGATTCTAGAGTAAATACAATGTTTAATGATCCTAGTTCTTGTCAATATATTTCTAAAGAAATATCATTAGAAAATCCTGCAACTTCCTTACAAGTAATGGTTGATGCACAAATTCCATCAGAGTGTGATATTAGAGCATTATATTCTATTAGTGGAAATCCTGGATTTGAATCAGTATTTACACCATTTCCAGGATATCTGAATTTAGATAAAAAAGGTCTAATAATCAATGAGGAAGATAGTGACGGAAGAACTGATGTTTTAGTATCAAGTTCCAATAAAAGAGGATTTTCTCTATCGGATACAATTTTTAAAAAACATAAATTCTCCATAGATAATCTGCCTTCCTTTAGAACTTATAGGATAAAACTTGTAATGACATCGACAAATCAAACACTTGTACCCCAACTTAAAAATTTACAAGTTATTGCTCTTGCATAATATGGAAATTTATACTGTAAAAGGACATAAGGATCTCGCAAGAGATCTTGAAACCAATACCGTAATTAATACGAATAATGCATCTTATGATCAGTACATTGCTAGTCGTGAGGTTAAAAATGAAAAGAATCAAAAGATGCAGACAATTGAAGATGAAGTTGCTACCATTAAAGATGATATCAACGATATCAAGTTGTTACTTAAGGAGTTATTAAATGGATCCAGATAGCATTGAATTAAGCAATTTATCAAAACAATTTGCTTACACTAAATTGGCATCACAGATAGATAGTTGTGATGATCGTGACGAACTAAAGAATATTGCAAAATCTTTTTGCAAACTATATTATAAACAGCAAGAAACCATGAAACTTATAGGAATTGCAAATGCCGAGTAGAAGTATTACATTTAATCCGGATACAGGAGTACCTTATGGTGCAAATTTAACCATTTATGGTGGATCTGATTTTAATACTACTTTTAATGTTACTGATGATGGAAATACTAATTTCAATCTAACAAGTTATAGTGGTTCTGCTGCTATATCAAAGAGTGTATCTATTGGTGCAACTTTAGGTATTACAACAGCATTTACAGTTGGAATTACAAGTGCTATTGGTGGTAAGTTGGAAATATCCTTAGGGTCAACTGCAACTAGAAATCTGGCGGAAGGAAGATATGTATATGATGTTTTAATTAGTAGTGGATCTACAACTTATACTTTGGTGAATGGTAACATAATGGTAGTCCCAGTAGTATCTGCAGCACCATAAATACATTTAGGAAACTAGAGAATAAATGGCTCAACCAGCAAGTAGAACAGATCTAGTTAATTACTGTAAGAGGCAGCTAGGTGCTCCTGTATTGGAGATAAATGTTGCGGATGAGCAGATTGATGACTTAGTAGATGATGCATTACAATACTTCCATGAAAGGCATTTTGATGGCGTAGTTCAGACATATTTAAAATATAAAATAACCCAAGATGATATTGATAGGGGTCAAGGAAGAGGAGGAACTAATCCAATAGGAATAGTAACTACTACAGGAACTTCTACAGTTGGGGTTGCTGCTACATTTTCATATGAAGAAACTAGTAATTTTATTCAAGTACCTCCAGCGGTAATTGGTATTAACAAAATATTCAGATTTGATACTAGCACAATATCTAATGGAATGTTTAGTCTTAAGTATCAGTTATTTCTAAATGACATGTATTTCTTCAGTTCTATGGAGATGTTATCATATGCAATGACAAAAACATATCTTTCTGATATTGATTTTTTATTAAATACTGAGAAGCAAATAAGATTTAATCAAAGACAGGATAGATTGTATTTGGATGTTGATTGGGCAAATGTGACAAAAGATGATTATATTATTCTGGATTGTTGGAGACTTTTAGATCCAAATGATTTTACAAGAGTTTATAATGATTCATTCGTGAAAAGATATTTAACTGCTCTCATCAAAAGACAATGGGGACAGAATTTAATTAAATTCCAAGGAGTTAAACTTCCAGGTGGAATTGAATTGAATGGAAGACAAATTTATGATGATGCAGAAAGAGAATTGGATAAAATCAAAGAGGTAATGTCAAATACATACGAATTACCACCACTTGATATGATAGGCTGATGGTATTAAATCCTTTCTTCACTCAGGGCACTTCTTCTGAGCAAAATTTAGTTCAAAGTTTAATCAATGAACAATTGAGGATGTATGGTGTTGACATCTATTATATTCCAAGAAAGTATATGACTGAAAATACAGTCATAAGAGAAGTAGTACAATCTAAATTTGATAGTGCTTTGCCAATTGAGGCATATGTTGATAACTATGATGCTTATTCTGGTGCTGGAGATGTTTTATCAAAATTTGGTATAGAGTCTAAAGATGAAGTTAGATTGATTATATCAAGAGAAAGATATGAAAATTATATTACTCCATTAATTCAAGGTCAAGCAAATATAAAACTTTCCACTCGTCCAAAAGGTGGGGATTTAATATGGTTCCCCCTTGATGATCGTCTTTATGAGATTAAAGATATTGAGTATGCAAAACCATACTACCAATTACAAAACCTATATGTCTATGAATTATATTGCGAACTCTTCCGTTATCAAGATGAAATTATTGATACTGGAAT